GGGATTGAACGACACGACCGCCATCTGGTTCTGGCAGGTCGTGGGCCGAGAGCGTCGTCTGATCGATCATTACGAGACTTCGGGCGTCGGCTTCGACCACTACGCGAAGGTCGTGAACGACAAGCAGTATTCCTACGGGCGTCACATCTTCCCGCATGACGTCGTGGTCAGGGAGATGGGTTCCGGCGGCCGCTCGCGCGTCGAGACGCTCGCCAGCCTCGGCCTCAAGGCTTGGGTGGCTCCTAAAACCAACTGGCAGGAACGGGTCAATGCGTCGCGCGCGATCCTCCCGCTCTGCTGGTTCGACAAGGAGCGGTGCAAGCCCGGCCTCGCGAGCCTGCGCCAGTACCGGCGCGAATGGGATGATCGCATGCGGGCGTTCAAGCCCAGCCCACTGCACAACTTCGCCAGCAACTCGGCCGACTCGTTCGGCTACGGGGCCGAGAACGTGATCGAGGAATTGCCGGCCAGAGCCTTCCCGACGCAGGCCGAGAGCGCCGGCTTCTATTTCCAGTAGGAGAACCCGCCATGAGCATTTTTGCACCCAAGCAGAAGAAGCCGAAGCAGACGAAATCCCCGGCCATCGATGAGGCGAGCCAGAAGGTGAGCGAGCGGGACGACCTGAACCGCCGCCGTGGATCGGCCGCGAACGTCCTTGGCGGTCTGGGCGATACGCCGGTCCAGACGACGGCGGCGCGGCTTCTCGGTGGCGGTCAGTGATCGACCTGGACGAGATCGTGATCGTGACGGACGGGCAGTGGCCCGATTGCCGACCTGCGCTCGCGCGGGTTCTGGAGGCCAGCGATGTCTGACAGCAAGGCGCGGGAGATCATCGACCGCTTTCGGTCCAAGCAGGCCGCGCGCGAGACGTGGGAGTCGCACTGGCAGGAGATCGCCGAACTGGTGTTCACCAAGCAGGCGGACTTTACGGCCCGCCGCACGCCGGGCGAGAAGCGGGAGACGCGGGTGTTCGACAGCACCGCACCCCAGGCGCTGCAGAACTTCGCGGCTACGGCCGTCAGCTACACGGCGCCCCAGACCGAACGCTGGCACGCCCTGCGCCATCCGTCCGATCAGGCGATGGAAGTCCAGCCGATTGCCGAGTTCTACGAGGCGATGACGGAAACGCTGTTCCGCTACCGCTACTCCGGCCGATCCGCCTTCCCGACCCAGCTTTACGAATCGTTCATGTCCATGGGGGCTTTCGGCACCGGGCCGCTCTGGATCGGGTCGGACGACCGGGCGGCGGAATCGCCGATCTGGTATCGCTCGGTCCCCATGAGCGAAGCCTACATCGCGGAGAACGCGCAGGGCAAAATCGACCAGCTTGACCGGAAGTTCGAGTATACGGCCCGTCAGGCGGTCCAGATGTTCGGGGACCGCGTGCCCGAGGCCATCCGCCGGGCGGCCACGACGGAACCCCTGCGGCGCTTCACCTTCCTGCACTGCGTCGGCCCGAACGGCGAGTACGAGCACGACAAGGCGGACCGGCGCGGCATGCCGATCGGCGGAACTGTCGTGTGCTACGACGAGCCGGCGGTGGTCGAGGAATCGGGCTTCCGCAAGTTCCCCTACGTCGTCGGCAGATACGTCACGGCCGCGAACGAGGTGTACGGCCGCAGCCCGGCCATGACCGTCCTGCCGAGCATAAAGATGCTGAACGCGATGATGCGGTCCATCATCCGATCGGCCGAACTGATCGCCGAACCGCCGCTGCTTCTGGCGAAGGACGGGGGCCTGACGAAGTTCCAGATGGGGCCGCGGGCTCTCAACTACGGCGGCATCGATCAGCAGGGCCGGGCGCTCGTCCAGGCGCTGCAGACGGGCGCGCAGCCGGGCGTGACGATGGAACTCGTGGCGACCGTCCAGCAGGAAGTGAAGGCCGCGTTCCTGATGAACCTGTTCCAGATTCTCGTCCAGAAGGAGCGGGAGCAGACGGCATTCGAGACCATGGTCAGGGATCAGGAGAAGGGGGCGCTCATGGGGCCGCAGCTCGGCCGCCTGACGCACGACATGTTCGGCCCGATGATCGAGCGGGAGATCGACATTCTGGCCCACAAGCGATTGCTGCCCCCGCCGCCGCCGGAACTGGCGCAGTTCGGGGCGTCCTACGAGGTCGAATATTCCTCGCCGCTGACCCGCGCGCAGCAGGCCGGCGATGCGGTCGCGCTCCAACAGGTGCTGCAGGACATCCTCCCGCTTACGCAGGTGGACGAGACGATCCTGCAGCGCTTCGACACGGACAAGCTGCTGCCCGACCTGTCGAAGATCAGGGGCATGCCGATCAAGTGGCTGCGGTCGGAAGAGGAAATGGAAGAGATCGCGGCCCGACGTGCGGAGGCTGAGGCCATGGCTACCGGCGCGGCCGCTGCCCCTGCGGTATCCGGGGCGATCAAGGATCTGGCGCAGGCGCAGAAATTCAGCGCGGATGCGAGGGCTGTCGGTGTCTGACCTGTTCGACGTTCGCTGGCTGCGCGGTCTCGGGCGCACGGCCCAGGCGTATCGCGAGACGTTCACGCATGATGGTGAGATCACGCGCGCGGGCACGACCGTGCTGGCGGACCTTGCCGAGTTCTGCGCGGTCGGCAGGACGACCACCAGCCTTGACGAGCAGGGCAGGGTTGACCCGCTGGCGATGGCGATCCGGGAAGGCCGTCGGGAGGCGTATCTGCGCATCCTCGAATACCTCCGCCCCGGACGTGCGGTCGAAGTGCAACGCCGCCTTATGGAAGCGGCAAACCAGGAGACGACAGATGGCTGACGATAACGGGTCCGGCGCGACGGGCAACCCGGACTGGATCAACTCGGTTCCGGCTGAATACAAGCCGCTGGTCGAGGCGAAGGGCTGGAAGAGCCCGACCGATCCTCTGGTGGGGTATGCCAACCTCGAAAAGCTGGTGGGCACCAAGCGGCTGGAAGCCCCGCAGGAGACGTGGGACGACGCCAAATGGGGCGAGTTCTACCGCAACATCGGCGCGCCCGAGACGCCCGACGCCTACGAATTCCCGGAGGCGGCGAAGATCGAGGACGAGGACTTCGCCAAATGGTCGAAGGACACGGCGAAGGAACTGGGCCTGACGCCCCGTCAGTTCGCGAAGCTGACGGAACGCTACACCGGGTATGTCGGCAGCCGGGCCGAGGCCATGGGCAAGGCCGAGTCCGATGCGATTGCCGAGGGCGACGCCGCCCTCCGCAAGGACTGGGGCGGGGGCTACGAACAGAAGGTCACGGTTGCCAAGGCGGCGGTGAAGGCCATGCAGGACAAGCTGGGGCTCAGTGAAGGCTTCGTCGACCGGGTGGAGAAGTCCCTTGGCTACGCGGCGACTATCCGGCTGTTCGCCACGCTGGGCGAGGACTACGGCATCGGCCGTGAGGGTCGGGCGCCCGGACAGGGGCAGGGCGGCATCACGCCCGATCAGGCGAGCGCCGAACTGCAGGGCAAGATGGCGGACGAGAACTTCATGAAGGCCCTGACCGACCGCTCCCACCCCGGCCACGCGGACGCCGTGTCGGTATTCGGCCGGCTGGTCGACATGGGTGGCAAGACGCCCGGACAGGCCGGTCCACGCTACTGACCTCCCGCCAGCCTGCCACTGGCCAACTCGGGCCGGTCCTTCGGGGCCGGCTCTTTTTCATCCTGTTGCATGAAATCCCCACCTGTGGCATAAATGCCACTGTCGGATAAGCAGACGCCCCGGCTGACAGCCTGAAAGCAGGCCGGCGGGCCACGTCACGGCCAAGGCTGCGGGTCCAGTTTCTGGGCAACCCCACCGAGTTCGCTCAACTCAGTGAGGTTCCCGATGTCGGACCAGATTCCCACTTTCAATTACCAGAAGTACTCCACGGGCATCGATCTGCTCGTGCAGCAGATGAGCCGCGAAACCCGTGGTGCCGTCATGGAAGAGCCCATGTCGGGCGAGCGCGTGTTCTTCGATCAGGTCGGGGCCGTCGCGATGCAGGAGAAGACGGGCCGCGCGCAGGATATCGCGGTCGTCAACACTCCGCATGCCCGGCGTTCCTGCACGGCGACGGACTTCGCCATCCGCGATTTCGTCGACAGCTTCGACAAGCTGAAAATCCTGAACGATCCGACGAACGCCTACTCCACGGTGTTCGCCGCCGCCGCCGCCCGCAAGACCGACCAGATCGTGATCAACGCGGCGCTCGGCACGGCCTACACGGGCAAGGAAGGCGGCACCGCCGTCCCCCTGCCGTCCGCCCAGAAGATCGCGGCCAGCACGACCGGCTTCACGCTGGCCAAGCTGCAGACGGCCGTACAGCGCATCAAGTCCGCGAACGCGCTGATGCCGGGCGACAGCCTGCACTGCTTCTGGACCGCCAAGCAGGAGCTGCAGTTCATCAACACCGAGGAAGTGAAGTCCTTCGATTTCAACAACCAGAAGGTGATGGTCGACGGCCGGCTCGCCTACTTCTACGGCGTGTGGTTCCACCGGGTCGAGGACGACGACGCCAGCGGCGAAATCCTGCCGCTCGAAAGCACCACGCGCTCCTGCGTCCTCTGGTGCAAGTCCGGCATCAAGCTCGGCAACTGGAAGGCGCCCTACGGCTCCGTCGACTGGCTGCCGGAGAAGCAGACGTGGCAGGTGCTGGCCGGCATGTCTGCGGGCGCTACCCGCATGCAGGAAAAGAAGGTCATTCAGATCGACGTGATCGAGAGCTAGGAGGACTGACGCATGGCTACTTTCTACGGCGTGAACAACGCCAAGGGCCGGACCTCCCCTCCGACCATGGCGGACAACGGACAGGCCGGCGGCCGGGTCCGGGCAATCACCGATACCTACACGGTGACGAGCGCGACCCACGGCAACGGCACGATCCTGACGATGGGCCGCAACCAGCTTCCGAAGGATGCGACGGTCCTGGGCGTGCGCGTCGGCATGGCCGGCACGTCCGCCGGCACGGGCCGCACGCTCTCCGTTGGCTACACGGGCGCGGCTACGGCCTTCATCAATGCCGGTGCGGTCGCGACGACCGGGCTGGTGCTCAACAAGTCGGTCGGGGCCGGCGTTGCATTCCGCATGCCGGCGAGCGCCCACATCATCTGCACGACCGGCGGCGGCGCGTTCGCCACCGGCGCGATCATCAATATCGAGGTCGAGTACACCATCGACTGATGCGTATCGCGGGCCTGCGGGGGGATCACCCGGTCCCCCCG